TGCATGCTCGTGCAGCTGCTTTACTGCAGGAACACTCAGACATTGTTTTGTTTGCCAATTACCGCATCTCCACCGTTAAAAGTGATGTCGGTTTTAACAAAAAAATTAGTCGTGCAGTTGGATCCGGTGAGCGAGTCATCCACACCGTAGAGCGACCTGCTTTTTTAGCAAAAAACCGTTACGACTTACCCGACACCTTACCTCTTGAATGGTCCGCCTTTGCGCAGGCCATGCCTGAATCATTGTACTCAATGCTCAATTCCACCACCACCAACCGTACATGAAATAGGAGAAATTACTATGGCTTCATTTGGACAAACTTTTGATGCAAACGCAGTTGAACCAAGCAGCAACTATGAGGTTTTACCACCGGGAAAATATCTTGGGCACATCGTGACAAGCGAGATGCGTGTGACGAAAGATGGTGCTGGTCAGTACCTCTACCTTGAGCTGGATATTTTGGAAGGTCAGTATGCAGGTCGCAAGCTTTTTGATCGACTAAATCTTATTAACGCAAACCCTGATGCTGTTCAAATTGCGCAGCGCACACTGTCTTCTATCTGCCGCGCTGTGGGCAAGATGCAGGTGAGTAACTCAGAGCAGTTGCATTTGATTCCCATGACGCTTGATGTGCGCGTTCGTCCACCGAAGGGCCAATACGGCGAGTCGAATTCCATTCGTTATCTTCTTCGTAGCGGCACATCCAGCGTTGCACCTGCAGCACAGTTCGTTCCCGCACCAGCACAACCTATTTCGCAAGCGCCAACCAACACGCCTGTAGCTAATGGCCTTCCTTGGAAGCGCCAGGCCTAAGAAAGGGGATTGAGCATGCAAGAGTACGCACAGGTGGCCACACCCTTTCAACTGCCCTGCACATTGCGGGGTTGTCGGGAGCGTGTGATCACCTTGCAAGACGAAATCGCTTCAATTCGAATACAGATAGCGACCACCGATATTCGACGTCAAACCGACAAAAAGTCGTTGGACGCTGCTTGGTTCCATCGTGCAAAAACAGCATTGAGATTGAAGCAACAGGAGATGAGTCAACTTACCGAACATATCGCCAAGCTCAACGCACATCAGCCCAATAATCAGCGTGAACGATTTAAGGATGCATTGATTGAAGTCCTTCGCTCAGATTGCGATGATGAGAAATGGACGTCGGCTGTTAATCGAGCGCGAGCGTTACAAGCAGCACAGGAGTTGCCGCATGGCTGAGTTACCAATCATCTCAAGTCAAACACGTGAGGCTATTTTCGCTGCGTATGAATCAGATTCTGGTGATGGGTTTCGTACTCACCTTGGTGCATCTCTCATTGGTAAAGAGTGCGAGCGAGCATTGTGGTTTGACTTTCGGTGGGTCACTCGAGCCAAGCATCCTGGTCGGTTATTGCGTTTGTTTGAAACGGGGCAGCTTGAAGAGGCGCGACTTGTTTTGAACTTGCGTCGAACGGGCGCAACGGTAATTGAAGTTGATCCTGAAACTGGACGGCAGTTTCGAGTGCAAGCACATGGCGGACACTTCGGTGGATCGTTAGATGGCATCGCCATCAATTTATTAGAAGCACCTAAGTCGTGGCATGTGTTGGAGTTCAAAACGCATTCGACAAAGAGTTTCGCAGACCTATTGTCAAAGAAGGTAAAAAACAGCAAACCACTTCACTTTGCACAAATGCAAATCTACATGCACATGATGAGTATTACGCGTGCCATGTATTTGGCTGTGTGCAAAGAAAACGACGATGTCTATGTCGAACGCGTGGAGGTTGATTCCGTGTTTGCAGAAGGATTACTCGACAAGGCGCAACGAATCATCTTTGCCAGCACGCCGACACAGCGAATAAGCTCAGATCCTACTTGGTATCAGTGCCGTATGTGTGACCACGCTCCTGTATGCCATGCGAATCAAGTCAATGCTGCTGCCGCAGAGATCAACTGCCGCACCTGCCTCCACGCGACTCCTGTTGAAGAAGGGTGGCACTGCGCAAGGCATGACAAAGCACTAAACGATGCACAGCAGCGTGCAGCGTGTACTCAGCATCTTTTTATTCCCTCGCTGGTACCGGGCCAGCAAATCGACGCAGGCGAAGACTGGGTTGAGTATGAGTTCGACAGTGGGAATCGTTGGCGCGATACCGGTAAAAACAAATATACGAACACCATTTTAGGAGCAACAGCATGAGTATGACACTTCGTCCATATCAAACCGGAGCCATTCAAGGTATCTATAACTATTTTTCTGAAGCGACGGGTAACCCGCTGGTGGTGATTCCAACAGCAGGTGGAAAGTCTCTTGTCATGGCCACATTTGTTGAAGGCGTTCTCAAAGCATACCCAGATCAACGTATCTTGATCGTGACACATGTGCGTGAATTGATTGAGCAAAATTACACAGAGCTCATGCGTCTATGGCCATCTGCGCCTGCAGGTATTTATTCAGCTGGACTCAAACAGCGCGATATTAAGGCGCGCATTTTGTTTGCAGGCATTCAATCAATTCATAAGCGTGTGTATGACGTACAGCAGTGTGATTTAGTTTTGATTGATGAAGCACACCTGATACCAAGAACTTCTAACACCATGTATCGCCGCTTCTTGTCTGATTTGTTGCGCTTGAATCCGCAAATGAAAGTGATTGGTTTAACTGCGACTCCCTATCGCTTGGATTCAGGTCTTTTACACGAAGGTAAAGATGCCATATTTACTGACATCGGCTATGAGGTGTCGGTGCGTGAATTAATTGATCAAGGCTACCTGTCGACATTAATTTCCAAACGTATGGCTACGCAAATTGACCTCTCAAATGTTGGTACCAGAGGGGGTGAATTCATTGCAAAAGACCTTGAGGCAGCAGTTGATAAAGATTTCATTACTCAATCAGCAGTAGACGAAATATTTTCTTATGGTGTGGATCGCAAGAGTTGGCTAGTCTTTTGTGCAGGTGTGGATCATGCATATCACGTGCGAGATGCTATTCGTGCCCGAGGTGTGAGTTGCGAGACGATTGTTGGCGATACACCTGGGCCACAACGTGAAGCAATCATCAATGACTTTAAAGCGGGCAAGATTCAATGCCTTACAAACGCGAACGTCTTGACTACAGGGTTTAATGCGCCGGGTGTTGATTTGTTAGCGATGCTGCGGCCAACTAAATCAGCCGGGCTTTATGTGCAAATCGTTGGCCGTGGTTGCCGGCTTGCCCCAGGTAAGACGGACTGTCTTGTGTTGGATTTTGCAGGCAATATTGCTCGTCACGGCCCGATCGATGCCATCAAGCCTAAGAAGCCCAAAGCAGGGGAGGATGGTGTTGCACCGACAAAAACTTGTCCTGACTGTTTCAGCATTGTTCACGCCTCGGTGCGAGAGTGTCCAGATTGTGGCCATACGTTTCCTCCACCTGAATTAAAGATTGAGGCAAAGGCAAGCAGCCTTGATGTGCTTTCTTCAGGTAAGTCTCAATGGGTGCCAGTTACTCGCGTCTCCTATGCTCGTCATGACAAACCCGGTAAGCCGCCTTCACTGCGTGTGGACTACTGGAGCGGGTTGTCACACCACAGCGAATGGATCTGCATAGAGCACACAGGGTACCCGCGCCAGAAGGCAGCTTCATGGTGGGCTAATCGTACCCAAGGGTTGCCATTGCCCCATCGGGTGGATGAAGCAATCGCTTTCGCAGCGAATTTGCGCTGTCCCTCTGAGATCGCAGTGCGCCCGAGTGGGCGTTACACCGAGGTAGTCGGTGCTCGATTTTCATGATGTGCGCCATTTGTCGGCGTGACGCCCGAGGCTTTGGGTTTGCGCCGTCATTCATCCGTATTGATGCACCTGCTGTGAAGCTTTGCTCGCGAAGGTGCCAGGACATTACAAGAAAGCTGAGTGGAATGATCGACCCAAACAAACACGAAAACAATGCATTGGCGAAAGCCTGCCTAAGTGGCGGTGCCTATGTCGAGACAATCGGCAAGACTGACCTAGGAAGCTGGACTGAACAGGAATGGGCCGCACTGATTGATGTGGTTGTCACTTCGTTTCAGGACTTCCTGCGTGAGGCATACGCTGACGACCCACCATTTTGAGGACAGCCATGAAAAACAAGAATTACATGGCGCAGCTGGGCGCTACTTTGGTAGACCGTGGATTTCCTATTCTTCCTATCCAACCCAATACCAAAAAGCCTGGTCTGTATAAGCTTGGCGAATGGCATGAGTATCCTAAGTGGAGTAGGCACTGCGAGCGCAATACTACCGAAAACGAAGTCGATATTTGGGGTAACTGGCCTGAGGCCGGTATCGGCATAGCTGCAGGTCGGGTGATAGGCATCGATATTGATGTACTCGCATCGCCTGCTGTTGCCATGGAAATTGAAGCCTTAGCTAAACGCATGTTGGGTGACACCCCTGCGGTGCGCATTGGCCATGCTCCCAAGCGATTACTTGTCTATCGTGCCGTCCAGCCTTTTTCGGGATTTAAATATCCACCGATCGAAGTGCTGGGTGTGGGCCAACAGTTCATCGCCTACGGCATACATCCAGATACGGGAGAGCCCTATAACTGGCCAGTCAGTACGCTGGCAGATTTGTCACCAGATGACTTGCCCGGCATTACGGAGGCGCAGGCACGTGAGTTTGCCAAAGAGGCTTACCGATTAATCCCGGCCGACCTTCGACCCAAGTCACTCGGGGTAGGGCTACGTGCAAACATGGAGAGCGCGAACTTGCCCGAGCAGCGGGGCACCTTTGAGGCTGTCGAGGATGCCCTCGAACACATCCTTAATGATGATCTCGATTACGACAGCTGGGTTCGGATTGGTATGGCAGTCAAAGGTGCGCTGGGCGACGAGGGATGGCCACTCTTTGAGAAATGGTCTCAAAGTTCTCAGAAAAACGATGCCAAGACTACTGCGCGGAGTTGGCGTAGCTTTGCGCCTCAGCGAATTGGGGCAGGGACCATCTATAAACTTGCGCTTGATAACGGCTGGTTGCCCTCTTCAGACATACAGCTGAACGGCGAAATTGTTATGAATGGACATCACCCAGCGCGCGAGATGCTTAATGCCTTGCAAGCGAATGATCCAATCATCCTCGAGCCTGCAGCGGTCGCATTGCCACCGCCTAAACCTATGCCTGCTGGTTGGGATCAGGTCGGTGGTGTAATCGCAGACTTGATGGCCTTGATGGCATCCACTGCAAAGCGTCCCCAGCCTGTTCTGGCGTTGGGAGCAAGTCTTTGCGCCATCGGCGCGCTTATGGGACGCAAGTACCGAACCGAGAGCAACATCCGATCGAATCTTTACGTGGTTGGCATTGCTGAGAGTGGTGCGGGGAAAAATCACAGTCGCGTTGTGATCAACGAGTTATTCCGCAAGGCTAATCTTTTGCAGTATCTCGGGGGTAACAAGATTGCTTCTGGCTCGGGCCTTTTGACGGCCATACAAAGGCAGCCGGCGATACTGTTTCAGCTCGACGAGTTTGGAATGTTTTTATCAGCTGCAGCCGATCGAAAACGATCACCACGTTATGTGTGTGAGATTCTGGATTTGATGACTGAGCTCTACACCACATCAGGGACAACGTATTTCGGTGTGGAATACGCGAGCACTCAACACAACAATTCTCATCGGGCTATCCATCAGCCCTGCGCTTGTATCTATGGCACTACCACGCCGCTGCACTTCTGGCAGGCGCTGCAGGCTTCTAATGTTGCCGACGGATCGCTTGCGCGTTTTCTGATCATGGAAAGCGAGGATGATTTTCCAGATAGTAATGAAGCATTCGGTGTAATCGATCCGCCACAGGATTTGATCGACAAACTGATCTTGATCCATCAGGGAGGGGGTAAGCTCAACGGTAACCTGACTGATGTGGGCGCAGTTGATGAAGTGCTGATTGATCCGCGAGTGGTGTCGATGACGCAGCAAGCGCGGGACACGTTTCGGCAACTGGATCAGGAATTGGTCGGTCGCCTTCGCACATCCCGAGGCACAGGCTACTCATCCATTCTGGCTCGTATTGAAGAGAACGCGACCAAGCTGGCGATGATTCGGGCCGTATCCCGAGATCCAGTTGATCCGCAGATCGAAGATCATGATGCTGAGTGGGGAATTATGCTTTCACGTCACTGCGCAGAGCTCACAATCAGGGAAGCATCTGCCCGGGTATCAGAGAATCAGGTTGAGTCGCATCACAAGCGCGCTATGCAGATTCTGCGCGATGCAGGCAAGGCTGGCATGTCCAAGAGCGAATTCACCCGACGTACGCAGTTTATGGACCACCGTCAGCGCGACGGCGTTTTGCGCACCTTAAACGAAGCCGGACTGATCGAGGCCACGACGCTTCAAAACAAAGGAAGGCCAACTCAAATGCTCAAAGTCATATGAATCAGTTACTTGCGTCATCAAGGCGAGATCCTTCAGTTTTTTCATATTTCAAACCCCTCACCAGATATACACAAATAAAAAAATGGGGTCCCAGAGACTCTCGCGCGCGAAGCTATCGAAAGAGAGAGAAGGAAAACTAGATTGAATTAAATAAATATTGAAATATCTACGTACTCTTATCAACTGATCTAAGGTTGAAACATGAAGTAATGAAGAAACTCTCAGAGACAGCTTCACCCGCCCGATAACCGAAATTTGATCGGACATGAGGGAGCCGCACATGCCCTGATCCGGCGGTGTTTGCTCCTCCAGGTCGCATGAGCAAGTTTGTAAAAACGCTTGTTCGCACTCTTGGAGGACTCCCGATGATTTTCTACCTGAGCCCTGCGCATCGCGCAATTCTTGCTCTGGATCTAGGCACTACCACCGGCTGGGCGCTTCGCCTGCCAGACAAGGTCATCACGCATGGATTTGTAAGCTTTAAATGTCAGCGCTTTGAGGGAGGTGGTATGCGCTACCTACGCTTTCGGCGTTGGCTAGATGAAGTGTTGGCCGCAACAGCCTCTCCGGCTGACTCAGCAGGCTTTGGTGCCGTTTATTTCGAAGAGGTGCGCCGACACCTTGGCGTTGATGCGGCGCACGTCTATGGCGGTTTGCTGGCAACACTGACCGCTTGGTGTGAGCATCACCAAATACCTTACCAAGGCGTACCAGTTGGAACCATCAAACGCCATGTGACGGGCAAGGGCAACGCCAGCAAAGCAGAGGTTCTTGCTGCCATACGGGCAAAGGGATTCGCGACGAGCGACGATAACGAAGCAGATGCGCTCGCTGTTCTGCAATGGGGACTGTCACAACAACTGGTGCAAGGGGGCAGTCATGGCTAAAAAGTCGGTTAGCAAGCCTCTTGAGCATGGAGAACATGTGCAACTGTCCGGTGGCCGAGTGGCAGAGTGGAATAGTTTGGGAGAGGAGGGCACCACTTATCGAACCGAGCATTTCAGGTGTGTGGACACGCTGGGCATCATGCTACGCAATGGATCCATCACGTCTCAGATGCACGATGCGGGGCAAGACTTTAATCGGACCTTCGTTTTTGCTCAGCTGCACCCTGCAGGCCCGCCGGCGCTTGACCGTATTCCAGGTGGCCAGTGGCGAGACAGCATGACCGAGCGAATGGCTTTCGCGAGGAAAAGACTACATCAGGCGCTGGATGCGGTCGGGGGTATCAACAGTCCAGGAGGATGTGCTGTTTGGCATGTAGCCGGCATGGGTCGAAGTGTCAAAGAGTGGTCGGTACTGGAAGGTTGGAATGGTCGGTCGCTCAACCAGTACGAGGCAAAAGGTATCTTGGTCGCTGCTCTGGGAGTGCTTGCCGTTTACTACGGATATTCACGCTAAATGTGCTTGTCAGGACATCGTCCGGACGTTATGATAGGCCGACTTATGAAAAAAGAGGGTCCCTATGGAAGCTACTACGCAATCCAAATCCGAGCGCATCGATGTGCGTGCCAGCACGCCGGTTAAGCAATTGCTTCAAGAAGCTGCGCGTGTGGCGCACAAAAACGTGAGTGAATTTCTGCTTGATGCTGGCATTAATGCAGCCAATCAAACTCTGGCCGATCGCACCCGCTTTGATCTGAGTGACGAGAAGTGGCTGGCGTTTCAGTCGGCACTTGATAAACCCGTAACTGACAAACCTAAGCTCAAGAAGCTTTTGTCTGAGTCAGGGTTGCTTGGTTGAGTTCGTCCGTCTACGAGCCAGTTCGTAAACTGGCCGGCTCGGACGCCGTTGAAACCTTTGATTGTGGCCAGCCTGCACTGAATCAGTTTTTGCAGCGTTTTGCTCTCGTCAATCAAAAATCAAACAGTGCACAGACGTATGTGAGCTGCCACTCGTCCTCGGTCGTTGGTTTCTACAGCTTGGCTGTCGGCAGCGTTGAGCCGGCAGCGGCTGCCCCGCGTGTCACCAAAGGTATTCCACAACACCCAGTGCCAGTAATGATTTTGGCCAGGCTTGCCGTAGATCTTCAGCACCAAGGGGCAGGGCTTGGCAAAGCACTACTCAAGGATGCATTGCTGCGAACTGCACAGGCAGCTGACATTGCAGGGATTCGTGCGCTACTCGTTCATGCCAAGGATGACGTTGCTAGGCAGTGGTACCTGAATTGGGAGTTTGAACCCAGCCCCTCGGATCCATTTCACTTGTTTCTTTTGATGAAGGATATCAAGGCAATGACTGGCAGAGCGTGAGGAAAAAATCAGGAAATTTATGTGATTAAAAATCGCATCAAAACCCCTTGACCGGTATATATCGATCGGATACGATCAAGCTAATTAGTAAAGTTGCGCCCACCCAGTTACCTCGGTGGGCGTTTTGCTTTTAGCCCTTCAAACCCGCCCGCGATACCAAGGCGGGTTTTTCATTGTTAGCTCTGATGAACTCACTCAAACTTGAATACCGCGCGGTTGACGCGCTGATTCCCTATGCGCGAAACGCTAAGCAGCACTCTGAAGCACAAGTGGCTCAAATTGCGGCGAGTATTCGCGAGTTTGGATGGGGAGCGCCGATTTTGATTGATGGGCATAACAACGTTATTGCAGGGCATGGTCGATTGCTTGCTGCGAGAAAGCTCGGGCTGCCTGAAGTGCCTGTGGTTCCAATGGAGCACCTAACAGACACCCAGCGACGCGCATTGATCCTGGCAGACAACAAGATCGGTGAGAACGCCTCATGGGAAGACGAGCTACTGGGAATTGAACTATCTGAATTGAAAGACGCTGGATTTGATCTGGGGCTTACCGGTTTTTCTACCGAAGAATGGGAAGCATTGATTGCAGGTGAAGAGTCGACCAAGGATGGTCTGACTGATGATGATGCAGTCCCAGAGGTTACAGAAAATCCGATTTCAAAAACGGGTGACATTTGGATTTTGGGGCAGCACAAGCTCTTGTGTGGCGACGCCACCAAGGCCGACGACTACAAAGTTTTGCTTGGTGAAGAGTTGGTCGATATGACCTTCACTGATCCACCCTACAACGTCAATTACGCCAACACAGCCAAAGAAAAACTGCTTGGTAAGAACCGACCGATCATGAACGATAACCTGGGTGAAGGGTTCGGAAGCTTTCTGTTCGATGCTTGTGACAATATTCTGACTCATACCAAAGGTGCTATTTATATCGCGATGAGTTCATCGGAGTTGGACACCTTGCAAGCTGCCTTTCGCGCAGCAGGTGGCAAATGGTCCACCTTTATCATTTGGGCA